TACTACCTCGAATCCGAAAATCGCTTTTCATTCCGCGGCATCGATCTCTCCGACGTCACCATCGAAGAAGCCACCGCGGCGCTGACGATGCTCGCCGTCGGCCGGGCGGCTCCTCTTCCGGACTACGGCGCCTGATCAGAACGGAGCGGACTTTCCGCCGCCCGCGTACTGTCTAGAGACGAGCTCCAACCGCTTCACGAGCTCGCGCCTAGATCGCTCTTTGTCCTTTCGGAGTCTATTGATCTCTCGCATCGTCAGCTTCGGCTTCGAATCGATCGGCTCGCCGTCTCCTGCCCAGAAGAGATAATCGCTCTCTTCTGGGTCCTTCGAGCGGTCGTCTCCTCGATCTTCTCTGATCGCCTTCCGTTCCATGAGCGCTCTGCCTCCAGCGAATCTCGATTCGATTCCGGGAGCAGGAGCGCCGCCTACCTCGGCTGGCTGCGGTGCTCCACCGGCCGCAGCGGAATCTATGGAATCCATCCCGGGCACTCCGTCGATCGGCCCGATGTCCGGCGACGACATGTCTCCGCCGCCGAACTGAAGTCCGCTGCCGACTCCCATGCCGCCAAAACCGCCGGCCTGCGTGTCCGACCGCACGGCGTCCGTGAGGTTCTCTTCGCTCCAGAGCCTCTCGTTCTCTAGGATCTCGTCCATCGTGAAGCCGCCGTATCGCTTCAAGACGAAGCGCCTGCTGAGGAAGTCCATCCCCATGGCCTGACTCATCCTCTGGAGCCGATCGCTGTCTAGGGCTCCCTGGCGGTATTCTTCGAAGTTGATCGGCGACGTCATGACGAGGTCGTAATCGCCGGCCGGCGTCGTTATCCCGCGCACCTTCACGAAGCGCTTGAATTCCATAGAGATGTCTTCGACGACGAGATCCTGGATCCGCCGGCAGAACTTCGCGAACTGCAGCTCCTGGATGTAGGCCGTCCCGGTCTTGCCGTCGTTGTACTGCGCACCGGCCCCAGAGCCGCCCTCTTCTGGTCCGAGCATGAAGCTCGTCGGTATTCTGAGGCCGCGTATCAGCTTAGAGTTGAAATACTCCAGGTCCTGTAGGCCGTTCCACTGCTGGCCTTCGAGGTTCTCGACCTTCGTCCCAGTCCGATCCTTCATGACGGGGAGGTACACGTCTTCAAGCTGGGACACCGGGTTGTAGACGGCGTCTACCTGGTCCTGGCCCGCGCTCTTGGTCGGTATCCGCTTGCTGTAGAGCTCGTCCTTGAACCTACGCATGAAGGCCGAGACGCGATCGTCGCGCATGCGTCCGACGTCGATGTACCAGATCCGTCGTGTCGGCGCCCTCTGCATTCGGTGGATGACGGCCGCCGTCTCGAGAGCAGCTCTCAGGCGGTAGTCCTTGTAGACCTGTTCGAGGAAGCTCTCTCCAAACGGCCAGATGTCGTCGTGTTGTCCGTTTCCGCCTGAGTCTCTCCCCTCGTTCGTGCTGAGGTGGATGACGTTCTCGGCCAGGACGAGCGCGTCCTTCCGCAGCTCGCCGGCGGCCCCCTGGTTCCCAACGCTGACGTATGCCGAGCCGGCCACGCTCGGTATCGAGAAGTCCATGACCTCTTCTATGGTGAAGTTCAGGCCGGTGAAATGGTAGGCTTCTACAAGCTTCGTGTCTCTGTCAACGTAGGCGCCGACGACCTGCCTGGCCGCTACCTGGTGTAACCTGAACGTCTTTGGATCTCTGATGAAGAAGACGTCCCCGTACTTCACGAGGTTCCTGATGATCCTGAACGCGGTCTTGCTCCAGCGGTTGATCTTGTCCCACTGGTATATCGCCGTGTAGAGAGAATCGGAATCTGCAGTCCCGATCTCCTGGTCGTCGAAGTTGAATTCGAAGGGCGTCTTGGTCTTGACGGAATCGTTCGTGCAGTGCTCCGCGATCATGTCGAGAGCTCGGCTTATGTCGACGTCGTGGTCCATCGAATCGTACACGCCGTAGCGGCTCATGCGATCGGAGCGCCCGCGGTAGTACAGGTCGTCTGATGTCACACTGGAGATATCTGCGCCGAAGTCGACGGCTCCGGTGTTGAGCATGTGCGCTCTGTGCCTGGCCGATACGACCTGCTGCGTGGTCGGAGTCTTTAGGATCTTGATTGCCATCTGAGATCTATCTAGCGGATCAGATCACGTCGTGTTGAACGTCCCGCGCTGGCGAGTGTTGGCCGCGACCACCGCGAGAGCGTCGTTCACATCCTTGAGAATCTCCACCATAGTGCGCTCGTGCGTCGAAGCCGCGCTCTGGGCGGCCTGATTCTCGGCGTTCGCCGTGGCTACCGCGGCGGCCTTCTCGACGAGCTCCGTCGTCCTGAAGTGGCTCTCCTCGTAGTACTTCGACGAAGTATCAGAATCGCTGCCGGTGAACCACCCGGTCGCCCAGTCCCAGGCCGACGAGATCATGTCGTAGAGCCACCCGCCTATCTTGGCCGCAAGGTTGCTCAGAGCTCCCCTGGTCAACCAGTCGATGCCGGTGTAGATCGCCGCGGCCAGTGCCGCAGGCCAGAAGGAGAAGCCGGTCACCAGCGCCACGATTCCGGTGGTTATGATCCCTCCTGCGTCTTCGAAGAACTGCTCCCACCACCCCTTATTGGAATCTCCGAACTTCTTCTTCTCTTCGTCGTCCATGACGAGCCCACCTGTGGCATTCACGGCGACCGTCGCGATGGCTCCGACGCCCAACAGCCGCGGTGCCGCGGCGATGATGCCCCAGAGCGAACCAGCGAACTTAAACAGCCCACCGGTCGTGGCCAGCATCGCCAGGCTGTGGGCTTCCATAGCCGCCGTGTGTTGTGCCATGGCGTCACCCCCGAAGATCGCTCTCCCCCAGTTGAGCACTCCCATCCCAAGAGACGCGAAGATCCCGAACCCCTTGAGGTATTCGTTGTCTTCGAAGAATCGCGCGATCCGCCTCAACGTCTGTTCGACGATTAGGTCGGGAGTCCCTCGGTCGGCGGTCCGCGTCGACTGTTGGAACTCGTTGAGCCTGCTCCTGATGTCGCCAGCGAGCTTCAGCACCTCTCCTGCGACTCCGGCACGCAGGTCCATACGGTCGAGCTTGTCGCCGAGCGCGGCGACGTATTCGTCTATTCTATCGACACGCCCGCTCTGGATGTCGCCCATCACGCCGCTCAAGAAGTCACCGAAGACGGCCAGCGTCTCCGGACTGTCCTTGAACGCGAGGCCGATGTTGCCGTCGTTCATCACGACCTTGTTGAGGAGTTCTGAGACGTCCTTGAGTCCGCCCTTCTCCATGAGCGTAGTGATGGACTGAAACGCGATCGTCTGCTTCTCGCTCAGGAAGCCCCTCGCTGCGGCCTCGTTCGCGGTGACGTTCGTCTCGTTGGACTTCATCAGCTCCTTGAGGCTGAGACCGGAGGCTCTAGATATCTCGCGCAGGACGGAGAGCTGTGCGGTCGCATACGACGTGACGCGTTCGCTGTCGATCGCTCCCCTGAATCCCTGCCTGACGAGCTGATCGTAGACGCCCTGGATCAGCTCGTTCTGCTCTCCGACGTCGAGATTAGCATCTGCGTCGATCCTCGAATTGATCGCGTCTCGCTGCGCCCTGAGAGCCATGCCGTACTCCATGACGTCGAGCCCGGCCGACATGTACGCTCGCCCGCCGGCATCGAGGTTCTGCTGCACAGCGTCCATCGTCGACTTGAATGACGGGCCCATGGCGATGATATTGTCTAGGATGTCGACGAGCCCGGCCATATTCCGCCTGCTGCTCTCGGCCGCCAGCACGACATATTCTTCGAGCTTGGCCCTTCCCCACTCGCCAGAACCGACAGAGCCGATGAAGTTCTCTATCTTATTGAGCCAGTCGACTAGTCTATACGTCATCGCAGAGAACATTCTCTCGAGGCTGCTCATCAAGATAATGTTCAGTGCGCTGTTCTTTATCGCGATGTCGAGAGATTCCTGCTGTTCCGCGACCTGTTCGGACACCGATTCTAGAGTCTTGAGGGCCTTAGTCAGCTGATCTGCCCGGCCGAGCTGCTGCATTTCGAACAGGCTGCTGCCGGGCTTGCCAGATCCGCCTCCGTGGGTCTCGAGGCTGACGGCCGCCTGTTGATCTGGATGTTCGGCCGGTTCTGGCGCCGGCGCTGCGGCAAGAGCATCGATCGAAAGCGCGACGGGAACTTCGCCGGCAGTTCGCGTATCCTTCTCCCTCTCCGAATTCTGGTCCGTCTGGACCACCTTCTCTAGGTTCTGGACCTCATCTACGATATCTTCGCTGCCGCTCTTGACGATCTTCTTTATCTCGTCGATGAGCTCTACGATCTTCTTCTCGAGATCCGCCTCGGTCTTCTTCTCGGTCTTGGAGGCTTCGAACGCGGCAGTCTGCACTTTTGATATGGTGTCAAGCGTGCGCGCCATCTTTTCGAAAGCCGACACTTCTTTCTTGGAACCGTCGACCACGGCCTCTGCGGTAGCAGAATCTTGCGGAGTCTGTTCGGTGGTCCACTCGACGTCGACTGGAATCCGACCGAACGACACCTTCGCGATGTCGACGCGCGTCGGACTGCGTGTCGATCCTCCGGGATCTCCAGGTTTATCGTCGGCCATGGCGACTATCTACCGCGTCCAGACGCGGCCTTTGCCTCAGCTCTGGCCCTCGCCTTGTAGTACTCGGTGATGGAATCGCTCACGATCTTGACCTCTCTACTCGACATGCTCTTCGCGTCGACGTAGCTGAGAGCTCCCCTGCTGTGGATCGCGAGGTCCGCCAGAGACCTCAGGACCTTGTCGGTCTCCTTGGCTGCTTCCCTACCGAGATCGAGCGCGGTTTGGGCTCCGCCGCTCGTGAGCCGTGAGAGAAAAAACCGGTAGGGTCCTGAGCCACGTAGATGTCGGTCGACTTGCCGCACACGTCGCAGTCGAATCGGGCCGTCGCGTACTTGCTGATCTCTTCGGACCTCGCGACGGCAAGCTCCTGGATGCCGGCAACGATCGACCTCGGCAGTCGAGAGACGTAATCGGCTATGGTCTCCTTGTCGGTCACGATCGCACCGGAGCTCGTCGTGACGCTCTTGACTATGTCGACCAGCATTTCGACCTGGATGATCGCGGATGTGTCGTATGCCGCGGTCTGGATCTTCTCGACGTCGTCTAGAGTGACCTTGTCTCCGATCGCCGCCGTATCCCTCGCCTGGATCGCGGCCGACCTCATGGCCTTCATGACGGCGGCATTGCTCACGGGGCCGAGCTGGACGACCTGCGTCTTAGAGTTCATCTCGATCGTGACGCGCCAATCTTCCGGCGGGCGGCACGGCGTCATCCTCGACAGGACGTCGAGCAAGTTGACCGTCACAGGCCTGGTGTTTCCGCACGGACCGACCGTACCGTCATCGCGGCGGTGTTCTGCGTTGGAACACTTCGCCGTGATGTCGATCGTAGATCCGACGCCGCTGATGCGCGCTGCGATGAGGATCGCGTCTACGTCGACCTTCGCCAGCGATTCGGGAACAAGCACGTCGCGGCATGAACGGCGGATGAGCTGTGTGAGAGCCTTTCCGCTCAGGACCTTGAACGGGTCCTGCATACCGAGGTCATCGATAATCGTCGGAGCTCCGACCTCGATGTTAGATGGATCGATGCCCTCGGCGAGAACGCCCGGGCGATAGAACCTTCCTAGCGTCGGCAACGCGACCATCGTGCTCGGGAACGAGCCGAGATCGTCCAATAGCGGGTTTCTATCTGTCATCGCACCTTTCAAAAATATCTAGCACGAATATCTATGTCCATAGATAGTCGCATGAGAAAGAGAGTGCTCGGCCTAGATCCAGGGATGAACTTCGGATGGGCGGTGCTAGAAGCGAACGATTCCGGGATCTATTACGTCGCAGGCGGGACGAAGGTCCACAAGACGAAGGGGAAGGAGCCGAAGGCGAAGCGCTGGTCGGACTGCGACCGGTGGATCTCAGCGCTGTTGGTCGAGCACGCGCCGAACCTGGTGGCCATAGAATCCGTCAGGCGCCACGCCGGCGTCCTCGCGGCACACTCCTACGGGTTCTACAGGTATTGCGTCGAGGCGAGGTGCTACGATGCCGAGATCGAATGCGTCCCGCTCGACGTCACGGCGTGGAAGAAGCTGGCGTGCGGCGTCGGGAGCGGCAAGAAGGCCGGAGTGTCCGAGGCCGTCGCTGAGCTGTTCCCGGGGGTGTCGATCGACAGCGACGACCACAGCGACGCGATAGGAATCGCGCTCGCGGCCGCCAGGTCGATTCACCAGCCCTGTTCGTAGGTCATCTTCTCGAACAGCTCCCCCATCTTCTTGATGAGCTGTTCGTTCGACTGCGAGAACGCGGCCATGACGGCGGCGCCGAGATTGTTCATTCCGCCGGCCTTATCGAATGCCGCGCGACACGGCGCCAGCAGCTCGCTGCCGTTCTTCGTGATGTAATGGACGTTGGCCGTGAATTCGCCGTTAGAATCGGCTCCGGCGATCGTCATCAAGAAATCCATGACGTCTCCGTTCGACATGGTGACCTTGAAGCCACCATGTCTCTGGACGGTCTGGTGAGACGGCGCACAGTTGCGATTGAAATCGCTCGTGAAGTCCCTGGTCGTGCCTCTGGGAGAGAACTGAGCGTCGACGACCTCGACGGAGACGTTCTCGATCGCCCAACCGTTCTTCGTCTCTACGACGATCCTCGAGTTTCCAGTAGTCCCGACCAGAGCCGCGACGTCGTCGAGGACGCGCTGAGCGCGAACCTGGAGCTTCTCGAACATCGCTTCTTCCATGGTATCACCTCCGTCTGTGAGAGGTAATATTACTCACATTTGTGTGAGACATAAAGAAAAAATCAGCGTACTCGGTAGAAATTCACGTCCACCGCGTAGTATCCGTTCGACGAACCGTACCAGCGGATCGTGACGCCGCCCCTATTGGTCGCCAGCTTATAGAACGTCCATTGTTCGAGATCGGCATTGCTCTTCGGTTCGTAGAACCCGACGTCGGAAGAAGAGACTTCTTCGGCCTGGACGATCGGCGAACCGATCAGATCGGCCATGTCGCCTGCGATGTCCTCGATGCTCACGTTCTCACAGCACGTCTGATCGTGAGACATGGCATAGACTTCACCGTCGCTCGTGTGGAAGACGAGCGCGTCTCCGGTGTCGTTTTCAATGTTAGTCAGCGTCTTGCCGAGCAGCGCGCTGATGTTCGAATAGGACAAGGCTTCGTCCAGACGTCGCCTCAGATCTGCAAAAATTCATGCGCTCTCTTTCTCAAGAATCCCCGGCCAACCTCTCGAGAGCCCTGGTCAATTGATCGACGGTCTTATCTATCAGCTCGAGGTCGTCTAGCCGCACGTCTCTCTTCACCTTCTCGAACACCGACAGCGCGGAGAGAAGAGCGTCGTTCGGCAGATCCTCGTCACCCCTCGGGAGGACCTTCCACTTCGGTCTGTCTTCTTCGTAGTTCGTCACTAGGATGACGTCGTGCTCAGTGAGCTCTCTCCACATCATCTGAGAGCCGTTTTTGCCGGCTACGCCGGTGTCGTGGTAGACGATGGATTCGCCGAGAGAGTAGAACAGGAAGGCGTCGTCGATCTTCACTCCGATCTCTCCCTGAGAATTCAAGATCCACGTTATCTTCTGCATGGTTTCATTCCACGTTGATCGCGAAGCCGGAAGCGTAGGCAGAGAAGTAGATCAGATCCACGTGCGACGGCTCTCTCGCGATGACGTCGATCTGCACGATGCGTAGCCCGATGAGGTCGAACACGTCCATCCGACGCCTCATCCCAGGCGACGGTCGGACGACGGCATAGGGCCTGATCCAGATCTTCGCGTCCAGAGCCTCCAGTGTTGCAGAAAAGCTCTGTGGAACGGTCACGCGAGCGGAGTATCCTGGTCCGCCAGAAAAGGCGTCCGCTCTCGCGATGAGCCTGGCCGCCGGTCCCTTTGGTTCGAATCCGCGCGCGAAAGAACGGGGCTGGACTCCGTCTACGAGGAACATCATGCTGATCTCCTTGAACGTGAAGACGCAGGTCCTATCGAAGACGCGCGTCTGGACGTCTCTGAACGGATCGGTCCAGATCGCGGCCATGGACAGTGCAGACAGGCTTGGAAACAGGCTCACAGTATCGATATCGTAGTACGATCCAACAAGCACCATTCCGACGAAAGCGATCGCTAGAAACACCGTCGCGACGAGACGATGCCGTGCGTCTGCGCACCTAGCCGCGAGGCGTCGGATTCCCTCCCAGGTCACAGTCGATAGAACGTGTGCGCGCCGATCCGCACGCTGTCCTTCGCTCGCTTTGTCCACTTCGGCCTGACGCTCTGGTTGTGGAAGTGCGTGGCGCCGCGCGTCGGATCGATTCCAGCCAGCTGTTCGTCGATGGCCTCGCGGACGGCCCTCTCGGCCTTTTCCGTCTCTCTGCCGCATGCTGCGACCTTCCCAGCGCGCCAGACGTTGAACTGTCCGCGCTCGAGCACGACGGCTTCGAAGCTGTCGTATCCGCCGCGCTCATATCGGTTGATGATGACGTGGGCAACGGCGGCCATCTCGTCCTGGCTGAGACCGCGGGCCTCGGCGCACGCGGTCTTCACCACGTAATCGGTATCGCTCGGAAGCTGCGCAAGCGCCGCAGCGGATGCGAGGGCCAGGACGATCATTTTCAAATTCTCCAGTCGGCTCGGATGAGCTCTACATTATTTCACGCGCACGCGACGGTGTAAAGGCTTGTGTCGCCTTTACACGAGCGAGAGGTCAGAATACGATCGAACATGGCCAGCATCAGAGACATCTTGCGCCAGATCGGCGTCGACAGAGAATTCTCGCGCTTCCTCATCGATTCCCGCGCGACCATCATCAGCGTCGGCGACGAGACCGCCGCATACGCCATCTGGAACGGCAACGCTTTCATCACTCCAGAGAAGAACATGATGTTCGCTGTCGGTCGCTCGCGCGCCGGGGTGACATTCAGGACGCGGTACTTGAGGCGAGCCGCGGCCATCTCTTACGCTCTGGCGCTGAAGCAGAAGATCTCTTCCGAGGACTGGTCGGAGATGCTCGACGCATCGAAGATCTCCAGAATCTCTCAGGAGATCGTGTGCGACGAATCGATGATCTTCGGTCGAGATAGGTACTTGCACTCGCTCGAGAAGCTCAAGAGAAAAGAACGCAACAGGTTTCCCAACCGACGCCGCCGATAATTCTCCTTTACGTCTCACACAAATGTGAGTAATATCGACTCACAAGAGGAGACAGCCATGAGCGCGAAGACCAAGTCCCACAAGTTTCCCCTGGGCACCCTCGTGATGTCCAAGATCAACAAGAAATTCATGTATCGGGTCACCAAACACACCGCGTGCAATGGCAGCCCAACCTACTCGATCGTGCCGGAAATCGACCTCGGCGACCCTCACAACCGCACCTGCGTGGGCATCACCTACAAGCAGGTGTCAGAACGGACCCTCGTGGACGTGAAAAAACTGAGGTCGAACACCGCCGCGAGCGTCGCAGCGGTCGTCGCGAACACGAACATCGTCGCGATCGCCGACGTCGACGAACACGAGAACGTCCGGCAGGTCACGTACAACGTCGGGACTCGAAAGTATTCCGTGTATCTCAACGGCGAATGCGTCGCGAGCGGACTCAACGCTCGTCAGGCCGCCAGCGAATACGACGAACTGGAGTTGGTGGAATGACCGATTCGAAGAGACCGACGGTCGACGCGCTCATATTGGCCGCAGAATGGCTGGACGCGTACGAAGGCGACGGCGGAGACACTCGCGAGTCGGTCGAGGACGTGGCCGGTTGGCTCAGATGGCTCGCGTCTGACGAGATGCTTCGAAGAGAGGCGCGCAGGATCGGCGTTCCCATCGGACACGCCAGGCGGGCTCTCAAGGGCCGATTCCCCTGAACCTCACTCTATTTCGCTGAGGATATCTGCCAAAGAGCGAGGCACTGGCAATTCCATGCCGTCTTCGACCATCCCGGCAACATGAAATTCGAGCGCCTCCTTGGCCGCAGCAGGAATATCGGCCAGTTCCTCAGTTGCAGAGATGCATCCAGGAAAATCCGGAAAACTGACGCCGAAAACCGAATCCGGCTGTTTGTGGATAATTCCAAAATAGGTGATCAACATGAGCGTGGTTCTCCAGCGGCTTTACAGGTCGTCTTCGTCTTCGTAATACTCGGTGTAAGGGTTGTTCGCCACCGCGTCCTGGACCGCTTTCGACGGGTTCTCGATGTATCGGATCGCGTGCCCGTCTTGCTGCACTGCGGCGAGTTGGACGGCTTCTGACGGGTTATTGATGTAATAAATCGCCTCTCCGCTATTCTGCACTGCGGCGAGTTGGACGGCTTCGGACGGGTTATTGATGAATCGGATCGCGTCAGCATACTGACGCACGGCCGCCAGCTGGACGGCTTCGGAGGGATCTCTGATGAACTTGATCACAGTTCCGTATTTCTGCACGGCCGCGAGCTTGACGGCTTCCGACTGGTCTTCGATGTATTTGATCACCCAGCCGTCCTGCCGCACGGCCGCGAGCTGGACCGCCTCGGACGCGAAATTCAACAACACGTTGCTCAAAGAATACAACTTCTTCTGAACATCTTCGTCGTCCTCGAACCGGAGCAGATCTGCATAGTTCGCGTCGGTGTACTCGATCCTGGTGTCTACACCACGATAGTACAGGTGCATATTGCGGCCGACTGCAATACCAGAATCGTCGTCAGGAGACACCAAGAATTCTCCAACAGGCTTCCATCCGTGGTCCTGCATGGACTCCCAGAAGAGCTCAGAATCGCTGTGGTCCTCGAGAAGATGTCGAATCTTCATGAAGCCTGATCTACAATCTCTCGTCTTGATCGCCGGTCTTATCTATCCGTCTATTTCGCTGAACCTGTTGTTCCTGCGGATGCGGACGACGTGGTCGGCGTGGTTCTCCAGTTCGGCCCGATGCGTCACGAGCCAGACCGAGCGGCCGTTTCCGAGGGACGCCTTCCTCAGCAGCTCTACGGCGGCGTCGGCGCCGCTGGCGTCCATTCCGCTGTCGAGCCTCTCGTCTATCGCCGAGAAACACACGCGGACGCCGTGGATCTCCTCGTAGAGGTCCCTGAAGCTCCAGGACAGCGCCATCGCCAGCCTCTCTTCTTCGCCCCCTGAGAGCGCCGACACCTCGTCGTCTCCGTCCAATATCTGGACTTCGAGGTCGCTCGTGAAACGGACGGCGTACGGGAGCCCGAGGTGATCGAGATACCCGGTGACGCGCTGATTGAGCGACGGGAGGAAACGCGACAACATCGCCGCTCGGAGCTGACTGTCCTTGTGGACCAGCAGCCGTTCGAGCTGTCGAGAGCTCGCGACCCTCGATTCCAGGGCGACCAGAGACGCCTGGTCGATCTGGTCTGGGATGGACGCTTCGAGAGCGGCGATTCCAGAGAGGTACGGGTCTTGCGACGCGCTCAGCTCTGCGAGCTGAGACTCGACCGACTCGATCTCAGAGAGCAGGCGCTCTGCCGTCGCGAAGCCGCAGTATGCCGGTCGCTCGGCCGAAGACAGTTCTGACTTCAGCGAGGCGAGCTCGGTCGACAGCTCGGCGTGTCGCTCTTCGGCCGCGGTCAGCACCGAGGCCGCCGCCTTTGCGGACTCGTCAGCCTCGACGACCTCGCGCTCTGCCGCCTCCAGGTCCTCTGCCAGCGAGGCTAGGACCCTCCTGGCGGACTCTACCTGGGCCGCAGTCGACCACCTCAGCGCGGCCACCAGAGCGTCTCTGGCGGCGATCTTGTCGGACCTCGCCGATTTCGCATCGGCCGCCGCAGCAGTCAGCTCTGCTATGTCCCTGTCGAATGCCTCGGCGGCGCTCTCTAGCTCGCGGCACCGGATGGCGCGCTGTTCGACGTCCGGCCACGCCTGTCCGCACGTCGGACATTCGTCGCTGATCGCAGCCGCGTCGGATCGAGCTCTCTTGGCTTCCGACCGCATGGCGGCTGCGGAGCTCTCTGCATCACCGATGGCTTCGGAGAGCTCCGCGATCTCGCTCGACATCTCTTCCGAGCGCGCTATCGCTCTCGCGGCCTCGTCGAGGTCAGCTTCCGTCGTCGATCCCATCCTCTGCGCCGAGGTCATCAGCGTGTCGAGAGCCTTCGTCGCCGCAGACAAGCGCTCTCTCGCCGAGGCGGCCGGCCGAGCGGCGGCCTTCACGGCTTTGGCCGCTTCGGCCACTTCATTCTCCGACGCGGCTGCGGCTCTCGTCAGCTCTTCTACAACTCGAGCGAGCTCGCCCATCTCGACGAGATCGACAGACCGCATCTCGGAGAGCTTCTCAGAGAGCGCATCCGATCGCTTCTCGACCGAGATCGCGTGTTGGCGGGACTTCTCGACGAGGCCTGCGACCTGCGCGGCGACCGCCGCCGCCTGGCGCTCTCTGTGGTCTCTGTCAGACCTCAGGGACGAAGCTGCGGACTCGTCTGCCTCTCTGATGAGCTTCACCGCGGCCGCGTCGTCTTGGAGGATCGAGAAGCCGAACAGCCTCTCGACTATGGCCTTCTGGACGGAAGACTCGCACGATAGGAAGCTTGGCCTCCTCGTCGAGCCGGCTATCATGGCGCAGAACAGCGCATTGTCGAACCCGAGGAAATTCTCGATCTCTCGAGCCGTATCCGTCGATCCGCGCCCGGCCGTGAGGCTGAACTCGTCGGACTCTATGTCTCGCTGGTCGGACGACGGCTTCTTCCAGAACTTCACGTATCCTGGCTTCTGACCGCGGCTGATCCTCGCAGACCACGGGCCCTTCCTGAGGTCGACCGTGACCTCGAGCTTCTTCTTGTTCACGTTGTTGACGAGAGCTCCCATCGGGAACTGCCTCATCGGCTTTCCAGTCAGGGCGAAGCTCAGGGCGTCGAAGATCGAGCTCTTTCCGTGGCCGTTCTCGCCGCGGATGACCACGAGCCCCCTCTTTCCGCTGATGTCGATCGTCGTCGGACGGTCTCCGTATCGCAGGAAGTTGCGGACGGTCAGGCTGTCGAATACGAGGTCGGTCACGCGATCTCCACCAGCGCGCACGCAGAGGCGCCAGATCCGAGTAGCACGAGCCTGACCAGAGAGCCAGAGACCCGCTGGCCGGGCTTCAGCACCTCCAAGACCTCCAGCACCATCGCCGCGACTGCAGACTTCAGGTCGCCGGAGAGATCATTCGGGGGCACAGTAGAATACTTCCAGACCTGGAGAGCCGACGGTTCTGACACGACAGGCCCAGAATAGATGTCGCCGAGAGCTTCTTCCATCCCCTGCGCCAAGAGCGATTCGACGGCATAGAGCTCAGAGGACCTCGGCATCGTCAGAGAGCTACACGTGAAATCTGGTGCGTGGAACCAGGTCATCTCGTAGCCTCCATGTAGATCGACGCTGCCGTCTCGGCGTCAGCTCCTGAGAGGTGTTCCGCATTCTCCTCGTCCGTCAGCCAGGACAGCACGAATCCCCTGACGTCGGTCGAACCATCCCAGCTCTCTCCGCCTGCGACGTCCGCAGAGCGCGGCGGGACGATCTGCAGAGAAGCGATTCCGAGAGACGCCGCGACCTCGATCACGGAATCTCTGTCCTCGTCAGACAGCTGGACGTCCGTCTCGGACCTCACTCGCGCCGTCGGTCCTAGATTCGGGAGCTCGTCCGCCAGCTTCGAAACCGGAATCAGGTGGTACGTCGGCTGATCTGGCCAAGAGGCGTACTCTGGGTCTCCGCCGGACTCTATCGTCATCATTCCGCGATCGAAATCGCCTGCGTCTCCGAAGTCATGCGGAAAGCAGTTGCCGATGTAGACGATCTGCACGCCGCTCTTGTTCCTCCGGCTCTGCCTCGCGTGGAAGTGGCCGCTGAAGACGTACCTGAGCCCAGTCAGCTCGTCTCCGGTCATGTGCCCATCGATGGCCGGCATCGCGTACCTCTCGTTCATCATGAAGCCCGGGAATTCGAAGTGCCCGAACGCGAATTCGCAGCCTGCCGCCAGAGAAGCGACCTTAGCGAGGTCGTCGCCTGGTACGAGGAACGGGACGAACAGCGCGTCTCCGACCGACTTCGGCTCGTCGACGACGTCGACGCCGCGCATCCAGCTCAGGGAGTGCGCTCGCCGCGTGTCTCGAAACGGCATATCGTGGTTGCCGACGATCATCTCGCAGGGGAGCCCAGATTCGGCGATCAGGCCGAGCGCGCGGTCGGAATAGCTCAGAGTCTCGACGCCGATCGTGCTGCGATTGTCGTGCCAGTCTCCGAGGAAACAGATCCGATCGACGCCGTCCGCCAGGGCCTGTTCGAGGAACCAGCCGACGAACGATAGGCAGCGCTCGTTGTGCTCCCTGTTGTTTCCCTGGCGTCCGAAGTGTATGTCCGTGAAACACGCGATCTTCATACGCCGTAGATCTCTTTGGCCAGGCGACGTATCCTCTCCGGGACCGCTCTCAGCTCGCCCCCGTCGACGGATACGAACGCAAGAATCAGCGCGGCCGACGCGTCGTCTTCGGCGAAGACCCTGCCACCGAGGTAATCGAAGACGTATTTTCCCGGGAGTAGCTCGAGAGCCGACGCGATCGCCGGGGTCATCTCGCCAAGTACCAGCTCGATCATCCCGGTGGCTTCGCGCGGAGTACAGGCCAGCTCCTCTTCGCGCCTACGCTGGATCTCTCTCGATATCCGTTCTCTCGTAGCGGTCAGCATCTGCGTCGTTCGCCTCCTGCGAGTCCTGCGCCTCGAGATTCCTCATCTCTTCGGCATACTCCTCCTGCCTGGAGAACGAAGGTAGTCCGCCGAGCTTCTCGATCAGCATGTCTCGTATCTTACGCTGCTTCTTTTCTCTTGTGAGCGTACCGATGAAGCAGTGGTATATGACCTGGGTGTAGAACGCGAACGGGTTGTCGTATTTCGTCTCGTCGAACCTGTGCCACTTGAGGTACAGGTTGAGCTTGGCGTCGCTCTTCATGTCTTCGAGGTAGCTGTAGCCGTTCCAATTCCCCTTGGTCGCGTACTTGTCGACCATGAGGATGAGCATGTCGAGCAGAGCCCGCGTGATCGCCGCAGGTCCGAGCTCTGGCTTATCGGCAAGGCGAGCCTTGCTCTTCTTGATCTCCAACAACATCTCGACGTTATCGACGAAATGTTGAGACTTCGGCGAGGGTGGTTTCTTTACCCGTGGGTTCGCCTGGCCCCTCTTTTTATTCACTGCTTTCCTCCATGAAGACGGAGGTGAGTGATAATTTAGTCTTCTCGCTAGAGCACTGGGCTCACGGACGCAAAGATCTAGAAGAGGGGGTTCTAGCAGCGGTACATAACTGCGTGACGATAACTCTCCTGAACCCAGCCTCGTTCTCTCTGCCGAACCTCCTCGGATCCGGAAGCTCCCAAGATCGGAACCCCACGGCGTCTCCCCTGGCGATCGGTTCCGGCGAGAGGGCCAGCTCTCGAATCGAACAGGTCGCCGCTAGGCTCGTCCCGTTCGACATGTCTGGCCTGGGCGGCCCGCTCGCTCCGATCGCAGCCACCGGGGGGCTCGTCTTTCAGTATTCGCCGAGCATCAGCGAGAGCATCGAGGTGACGTACAACAGCGTCGGGTCGCTCGTCCACTCGAACGAGAACTACAACGTGTGGAGCGGCACTCAGAACCGCAGGATCGGCCTCGGAGAAGTCGTCTTCACGGCTGACACGGAGGAGAACGCGGCGTACATGATCGCCGCCATCCAGTTCTTCAGAGTGTTCAGCCTCTCAGACTTCGGTCGCGGCAAGACCGGTCGTCCGCCGAGTCCGATGTGGTTCAGCGCTTACGGCAGGATGATGTACGAACAGGTGCCGGTCCTCCTGAAGGGAGCGACTCTGGAATTCAGCAACACCGTAGATTACGTCAGGGTCCCGACGGCAGGTTTCGCCAGGTCGTCGACGGTCGCGACTGCGACTGGAGCCACGTCCGTCCGCGGCGGAGCTCTCGGTCCGTCGATACCGAGCTTCGTCACGGACCTGCAGAACTCGACGAACGGCCTGGTCCAGAGGAGCTCTGAATCGTCAGACTTCGTCTGGGTCCCAGCGAAGCTCTCAGTGAGCGGAATCAGCCTGATCGTCCAGCACACGCCGAACTACTGGAAGGGGACGTTCAGCCTGGAAGAGTTCAAGTCGGGCGGGATGCTGGAGAAGCGAGAGACCTCTCCGATACAGAATTCTTCTGGCAGCATGGCGGCCGCTGCGAGCTCCGTCTCTAGGGGGACCAGCGAGCTGTTCCTGCGCGAGAAGCTGAAGGCGGCCGCTCTCGCGGTGACGAGGTCCGGAGGAGCCGGAGCCGGAGCTCAGACGAACGCCGACAAGCCCATAGTGGCCGATCGGTTGCTCGGTCCGATGAGCCCGTCTAGGTACAGCTCCCTGCTCGGTGGCCTATGACGAAGTCTCCCTATTCCAACACGCAGGTCGTCGGCCGTTTCATGATGCACTACGTGCACCAGAAGATCGCGCCGCACCCTGGTGACGACGTCAAGAGGGTCGTCAGGGACTGGGTCAGGAGGCCTGACCTCATGGCCCTGGACCTCTACGGCGATCCAGACCTCTGGTTCGTCTTCGGCAGCAGGAACGCCCTAGAAGACCCTGTGTACGACCTCGTCCTAGATCGTGAGCTGATCGTCCCGCCGCTGTCGCACGTGCTCAAGAGCATACGCTGATGGGCGCATTCGACGACACCATAGAGGCGATGAAGAGGGCTGCAAGCTTCGCCAAGAGCTCGGCGGCGCGGACGTCTACTGATCCAAATCGCGCCAGAGATGTCGATCCGGAGACAGGGAGGTTCTACGGAGACACCGGCGGAATCTATACGCCTGGGTCGTTCGAAATAGAACAGCGCGAAGCCGGATACGGTTGGGCACAACAGCGACAGAAGGGAATAGCGGTGTCCGGGGAGGCCGTCGACATAGACGGGATCTATTCCGAGATACTGAACGGCGTCGAGCCGTACGACGAAGACTACGCGTCTCTCAACCCGCTCGGAGCGTACATCAGCCCGGCCTACCACGTGTCGATGTCCCTCACGGACGCGAAGCCCGGGAGCGACACGTCGTACGAAGGGCTGATGTCCGCCAGGACCGTCGGGTTCGCGAGCACCGGAGCAACGGCGAGCGATGTCACGGACTTCTACAACGTCGAATCCGTCCACATGCGATCCGTATGTTCGGTGACCGCGGCGAATCCAGAGCTGAGCTCCGTCATCGAATTCAAGGTCGAGCTGAGCGAGCCCCACGGGCTCAGCTTGGACTACAGGCTCAGGGCAGCGGCCAGAGAGCTCGGGTTCGCCGGAGAGACTCCGTCTCAGTACGTCTGGAGGATGGACGTGTGGTTCAGCGGCTACCTCCCAGACGGCACGTGGATCGAACGGATCCCGTTCGGGGGATTCAGGAGGGGACACCGTGCGGATGTCGTGACTCACTTCCTCCAGCTCATCAACTTGAGCGCAGACGTGAAGGCTCCCGGCACGGTCTACACGATGAACTTCATGCCGATGGCCATGGCGTCTGGGACGAGGCCAGAGAACCTGTTCCAAGACTCGAAAGAGATAACGATGCCCGTCGAAGACGCGAATCTCGCGACGTTCTTCGACATGCTGCAATCGAAGATCAACGAACAGAACGAGCTGAAACAGAACGACAACAAGGTCGCATTCGTCGTCCCGAAGGCCATCGCCACCGAGAAGATGGGCGTCGCTGGAGAATCCGGCGGCGGTTGGACCTGGCACGAGGACGACAAGACGGTCACGATCGCTCTCGGCCGCCACAACAGCCTGCTGCAGGCCGTCACTACCGGCCTGAAGGGAGTCAAGAGCCTGCAGAAGGTCGGAAGCGACGCCGGCGCGGCGTTCAGGCCTGCCGGGAGCCCGAACCTCAGCTTCAGAGTGACACCGCAAACGGACTATTCGACGGCGAGGTACGACAGCTCGACGAACACATACAAGGGCGTCACGTACAGGTACGAGATAGAACCGTTCCTGGAATGGAAGTCTCTGCTTCCCGGGTCCCAAGAAGAGAGGCTACCGTGGGCCAACCGCGGAGTCAGGAGGATCTACGACTACGCCTGGACGCCGACGAACACCGAAGTGATCAACTTCAACGCCAAGCTCAACATCTTCTATTACATCAACACCGGGCTGGACGGGCTCACTGGCAGCTCCGTCAGCGGCATCCTCGGGGGCTCTCTGACGCCCGGAGACGCTCAGCGGGGAATCGGCGAACGCCTAAGCCTGTGGGACAAGCTGCAGCAGTCTCTCGACGGGAACGACGTCGTTCCGTCTGGCGCTCCGGCCCAAGGGAGGATAACGGGAACGTTCGGAGAGGACAGGGGCGACCACAGGCACAAGGGCATCGACATCGCAGCTCCGATAGGGACGCCGGTCAGAGCGACGGCATCCGGCCGCGTCAGCAAGGCCGGCGTCGGCAGCGGATACGGTAACGTCATATACCTCGGACACTCGGACGGGATCGAGACGCGCTACGGACACCTGTCTGGGTTCGAGGTGTCGGAAGGAGACGTCGTCCAGAAGGGACAGGTGATCGGATACGTCGGGAACACCGGGAGGAGCACTGGGCCGCACCTGCACTACGAAGTGAGGGACGGCGGGACGGCCGTTGACCCGAGACAATACATGGACGGCGTGCTCAAGCCGCGTCCGACGGAGAAGCTCATCGCGCACGGCAACGCTCCGAAGGCTACAAGGCAGTCCGACGTGTCGAACGCGTCCGTCGGCGGCGACGGCGCGCTCGGGCGCAGGATCGCTGTCGTCGCTCCAGACATCATGCCTGGAGCGATGAGCGCAGACGACGTGTTCAGAGAACAGTACGAACTGGCGTTCGAGAGGAGGATCGGCCCAGACCTAGTCAAGCTCGAGGGGATGGAGGTCCACGGCGACCCGAGGTGGATGCTCGCCGCAGAACAAGGACCAGCTAAGCCGTTCAACAACTTGAGCAGCCTGATCATCGTCAACATGAACGCGCCGGACCAGTCCGAATACATGTCGCAGAGCTCTCTCCCGAGGCAGAGGGACCTGAACCTCGGCGGATATTACGAGATCGTGACCGTCGAGCACAAGCTGATCGACGGAAAGTTCACGCAGATACTCGGAGGCTATAGGGTTCTCGGGCTCAACGGAGCGCTGCCGTTCGACGGTGGCGTCGCGCCTGCACAGCGCGGTCCGGCCGGAGCCAACCAGATAGCGTCGCACGGTGTCGTCGGAGCCTGGACTGGAGACTTCTTCAAGAACGCCACCGAAGCGCCGACATCGGCGCCGCCCCTCGGGATGGACGGCCTGATGCCGGGTATGAGGGCGCAGCGGTGAGCGGAAACGAGACGTATAGCTCGCGTCTCCTGAAGGGGACAAATCTCAACAAGGAGCGCGGCGTAGGGTCTCTGATCGAGGTCGGAGCTTCGGCCAATGCGCGCGAGGTCGGACACAATGCGTTCAACATGGAAGAGCGCGCTCCGTCCGGAGTGTTCATCGGGAGAGTGATGTGGGGACCTGGAGCCGAGGGATACGCGGAGAGCACGAATATTCCGGGACTCATCAAGGTGCTCATCCCGAAATTCTCTGGGATCAGCTCGAGTCCAGACCCCGGGCCTGAAGACGCGGCGAACTGGATAACGTGTTACCCGGTCATGGCATTCGCTGGCTCGTCCGCCGATTCCGAAGGATCTGGATCGAGCTACGGCTTCCACTACACTCCGAGAAAAGGCGACATGGTCACGGTCATGTTCGCGAACGCAGACGCCGCGTTCGGGCTCTGGCTTGGATGCGTGTCGCCGGGACTGCTGAAGAGGTTCGGAAACCCAGACTCTCCGGCGAGCAGAGTGGACGGCGAAGACCTCAGGCTGCCGGCCGGCGAATCGCCAGAAGAGCTCAAGCCGACGCGAGACTTGACGGTTCAGACGAAAGAGGCCGGCCTCGGAGCAGACACTCAGCGCGGAGCGACTCCGGAGCAGGACAAGATCGACAACACGGTCATCGGACTCCGCTCGTACGGAGACAGAGAATCTGGCCGAGCCGGCCACAGCTTCGTGATGTACGACGACCCAGAACACTCGATGCTCAGGCTGCGATCTGGCGCAGGAGCGCAGCTGATCCTCAACGACGTCGGCAATTTTGTGTACCTCAACACACAGAGCGGAAAGGCCTGGCTCGAACTCAAGGACGACGGACACGTCGACGTCTACGGATCCAAATCCATAAGCTTTCACGCCGTCGAAGACGTGAACATAGCGGCCGGCAGAGACCTCAACCTCGAAGTCGGCAGAGACGTGAATTTTAGGACAGGAGGGCGAGTCCTTGGGATGATCGGCGAGGGATACGGCCTGACCGTCGCTGGAGACGCGAAGGCATCGATCGGCGGAGCGTATCACCTGACGGTAGACGGCGCTCTCAGGCAGCTCTCGTCGACTCTCGACGTCACCAGCGGAAACACCGTATTCCAGGCCAGCGGCAAATTCCACATAGGAGCGACCGGGAACATAAAGTACAACAGCGCGATCAGGGTCGACACGCAGGCCGGAGCAGACTCTGCATCTCAGCCGTCCGAACCTGAAGCGGTGTCTACGGCGATAGTCCCCGGAGAACCGACCAGAGAAGAGTACACGGCCGGAAAGCGCGGCCAAGACGTCGAGATCGTGTCCGGCAGAGACGGAAACGTCAGGATGCCGACGCACGAGCCGTGGGACCCGTCGCGGTCTCCGGGAAACTCGAACTCTGCAGAGAAGCAGTCTGAACCGACGTCGTTTTCGACGCGTCCGAGCGTGGAACTCCCGACGAGCGGCCCGTTGACCTACAGGAACAACAATCCCGGAGCGATCAGAGCCGATTCTACGCGTTGGGTCGGAGCCACTGGATCCAACGGTGGGTTCGTCACGTTCAACAGCCCTGCGGACGGGTTCAGAGCGCAGACGGTTCTCCTGAACAACTACTACGAGAAGCACGGGCTGACTACGACGAGAGAGATGATAGAACGCTGGGCTCCGCCGAACGAGAACCCGACGGAGTCTTACATCGCAGACATAACCGCGGCGACTGGCGTCGGGGCAGACGAAGACATCTCAGACAGGTGGTACGATCCGGAATTCAGGTTCAAGTTCCAGAAGGCCATGACGATCCGAGAGACCGGCGGAGACGCCTTCACGCAGTATTTCAGCGAGAGTGACCTGTCCGCCGGCCTGTCCGACGGCGGGATCGGTAGGGAGAGCTCCGCCAGAGAGGTCGGTTCGCCGTTCAAGTTCATCAAGAGCCGCCTCACGGCCAGGGGAGCGTGACCGTGAGGAAGATCGAGCTGTTGGTGGTACATTCTAGTGGACATTCGACGACATCTACGGTCGGAGCGATCGAGATCAACGACCTGCACCTCTCAATCGGCGATCCTGGACTCCCGTATCACGCGGTGATACGGCGAGACGGAGTCGTCGAACGGGGGCTCAGGGACGAGGTCGTCGGTAGAGCCTCTCCGGGTTTCGACGAGAAGGCTCTGCACGTCTGCCTCGTCGGCGGCCTCTCGTCGACGGAGACTTTCAGAGGCGCAAAGAAGCCGGCGCCGGAATACACAGACCGACAGCTCTCGTCTCTTAGAGAGCTCATCGGACACTGGCGCTCTCTCCACCCCGGCTGCGGGATCATCTCCGCATACAAGCTCGACAGGAGACGAAAATCTCCGTGCTTCGATGTCGCCGCGTGGTATGTCAGTGGCGAGATCATGTCGTCGGTCTGATCTTCAGATCTTGAGGGCCCTCTGGACCCCCATGCGCTGACGCATCTTATCGACGACGTACTTTGCGGCATCGCTCTCGATCTTGCCCATGGCGACCTTCGTAATGCCGTATTTCTTGGCGATCTCGGATATCGGGACAGGGTCGTCCGCATACGTGTGCCTGAGTATCACCTCGCGTTCCCTCTCAGAGAGCTCTTCGGCTACCTCTCTGAGGAGCTCCTTGACCTTCGACCCGTCTATTCCGACCTGGATCTCTTCCTCGGTGGCGTACTGTCCGACGACTTTGTCGATCCGACTGTCTCCGCCCTCGTCGTTCTTGATCGGAGCATCGAGCTCGTACTCGCCGACACGACGCAGCCTGTCCATCGCGAGCACCTCGTCTGGCTTCACGGACCTGCCGATCTCGGCTGCGATCACGACGGCCTGCGCGTAGTTGATCGGAGATTCCCACCCGTGCTTCTTGATGAGCCTCGGCGTCTTGCTGAATATCGATTTCAGCTTTCCGCTCTGGAGGTTGTACACCAGGCTCTTGCGGTCTCTCGACGAGGCGACGATGAACACGTCGATCCACCATATGGCGTACGTACTCAGGCGGATCCGCTCGTTCGTCTTCGGAGATACCTTGTTCGGGTCGAACTTGTCCAGAGCGACCATCAGCCCAAGCACGCCGTCGTTGATCATCTCCTCGAAATCGGATTCGTACGTCCCGCGCTTCAGCTTCTTGCCGCAGTGTCTGGCTCGGCTGACGATCATCTTCATGAAGCGATTGACGAGCTCGTCCCTCGCTCTGAGACCGTCCCTTACGTCGTCACCCTTGAACCGACTGATCAGGGCATATTCTTCTTCTCTCGTGAGGATCGTCTGGGACATGACAGACTCAAAATATTTCTTGTCCAACGAACACCCCCCACTACTCTGTTAGGGTGCTAAGATATTCATCTCAAACGGGAAATGAAAACTATTTCTCTCTCACAATGGAGAGAATCTCAGAGGATGTTCAGAGATGAATCTGTGAGGCTTTCGACGATCTCGATGTCGCTCGGGACGGCACAGCTCACGAACATCTCGTCCGGTTCTGCCCTGACTTGGAAGATCCTCCCGAAAGTACCGTCGCCGGCCCTCGGCACGACGACGACGCTCCTGACGATCGTCGGAAGCTGCCTATGGATGAATGCGGCCAGCTCTGTGAAATAGAACGTCTCCCCGGGGTTCCACACCCTTGGATCGAGGAACGCGTCGATGGAATCTAGGACCCTGAGCTTGAGGTCCTGGTCGTTGATGGCGGCTCCGAACGCTCTGACAACCAAGATCTTCGCGCGCAGCTCTGCGGCGCTCCTCGGCCCGAAGAGCGGCTTGTGCCTGACCGGCCGCCAGACCACGGCATCGGAGATCATCTTCGCCGCCTCTAGAGCAGAATAGGCCGATCTCAGCGACACGGTCGTCTCTGGAGCAGGATAGTCCGTCTCCGGACGGTTCAACCTGGCCCAGTCTCTCACGGCCCTGTCGTACGCCGTCGTCAGGACGAAGATGTCGATCACGTTCGTCGGCGACGCATCGATCCGATTCTCTTCCGGAGCGATGTGCTCCCAGACGAACGCCAACGACCCGCGCCCGATTTCGACCTTGTACGCGCTCTGGTCTCCGGCGACGATCCATTCGCCAGTCGCGGTGTCTGCCACCAGGAACTGTCCGGATCGATAGTGCACGTCGCCGGATCGTGTCGGGCTCTGCACGGCCTCTCCAGCGGAGAACGACCACCTGGCGGACTGGACCGTCGCTCTGGGCACGGTAGATTCTCCGATCGGGTCCCAGACGTCCGCGCCGCGCTGCGTCACTCTCCGCCAGACGACGAGGTCCTGCCCGTCCTGCAGCACGAGCTCTCTGAACACGAACGGGTCGTCGCCGTCTCCGCCCGAATCGGCGTCTTCGTCGGTCACCGTGACCCCGTTCTGGTTCGTATAGCCGTCGTCGTGCGAGATGTTTCCGGTGACCAGGAGGACCTTCTCTCTGTCGATGTACGACGGCACGGCCCGGTAGGGACCGGCGACGATCTGAGAGAAGCCGCTTGTATAGCTTCCGAGCTGTTCGAAGAACGTGACGGCCACGCGCGATCCGATCGGCAAGACGTCGTCGAAGAACGCGTATCTCCCCTCGAAGCTCCAGCCCTTCATCGCTCCGTCGATCCAGACGAGGACCCTGGATGCAGAACCGTCGTCGACTCCGAGAGACGTCAAATCGAGAGAATCCGTCGCAGAAGTCGTCAGTACTTCCATCTTCTTGACGGAACAGAGCTCTGGGAAGAGCAGGATCTTGATCTCTATCCTGGCATTGAGCGCCGGCGGCGAGGCCAACACGACGGTGAAATTCTCTGGATCTGCTCTGTTGAGCTGATAGTCCGTCCTGAGCAGCCCGTCCACGAAGACCCACAGCTGATCGGTCCTAGCGTTCGTCTTGAACGTCGACTGAGATCCTGTCCCAGTGTGCACGATCGAAGCGAATGCAGGTCCAGAGCCGTGACACGCCTTGATGTGAACTTCGTCAGACGTTCCGGGGACGGCGGAGAACCTGATGACGTCCGTCCCGGACTGTCCCCTGAACACCGTGAGTCCGCCGAAGCTCGACACGAACTCTCCGTCTACGAAGGCGAACACGTTGTCCGGCACGAGGTCCCTAGTGCCGAGGTCCCACTCCAACGTCGCGTCGTCTCCGACGGTCTCTCTAGCGGAGACATCGAGGTGGCGGAGCCGCTGATCGTGGCGGACCGTCATCCTCTGTCCCTCAGGTATCGCTTCCGCGAACCTGATCCTGTCCCTGCCTGGCACGTGGAGGACGGTGAACTGCGTCGAGGGATATACGTTGCCTTCGAGGAAACAGAACACTCCGCGTTCGTCGGCGAATTCTGCACCGAGCCCGAATTCCGTTGTCTCTCCGTCTCCTACGAGCACGACGGCGCCGCTATTTGGGTCGATTCCGAACGTCGGCTCCAGCCCGAGCCTGTTGAGCGAATCTCTCGACTCGTTCGTCCTGAGAATCCTGATGCTGTCTCTCAGCGGCCTGCCGGTCTCTGCATCGACGACCAGCGTTCCGCCGGCGTGGTAGAACCTGACGTCTCGGTCGGATTCGAACCGGAGCTGTAGGCCGCGCCTGGTGAGCTCCCACTCGTCGGCCGCGTCTGGGATCGTCCTGTATTCGAGCTTCACCGTCCAGCTGCGGTCCAGACCTGCCCCGGTGTCGTCTCCAGCTCCGTCGATCGAAAAGCTCCCGGACCCGATGTTTTCCGACAAGACCACGTTCCACGACGCCGTTGGACCGTCCCACCTCAGAGCGAAGCTCCGCTTGAGCCCGACCTGGAACAGCACGGCTGCCCTCTCATCGTCTGTCAGTTCCGTCCTGTATCCTGCCATGACGCTGTAGAGCACGGCTCCGTCTGGGACGAGGTCCTTCATGACGACGAGGCCGCCGCCGGTGCCGTTGCCTGTAACATAGTCGATCCTGGCTACCTGACCTCGGTACCCGCCGAACCTGAGCAGAGAATCTGCGCCGATGGCCCTGAGCGGGTCGTCGGCGTCCGCGTCCGACCCGATCGGTGTGTCGTATGGTTCGACCGGGTCTCGCTTGAGCGTCCCGCGGCTCCTCCCGTTGACGACGCTGGACGAACTGAACCACGTCTTCTGTCCGACGGGAATCTCTGGGCTCTCGTTGTAGTACAGCGTCGAGCCTTCGGAATTCGCTATGGCTCCGGCGAGGTCGAGATCGACGAGGTCCGTGCTGCTTAGCACGGAGGTGTCCGCGCTGAACGTCGCCACTTCGGTCGTGAACTGCTTGTAGAACCTCCCATCCTGCGCCTGGATCCTGACGGAACTGCTCACGCCGGTGGGATCGCTCATCCTGGCGCTTACGCCGTGACCCGAGTACGTCCGATTGACCGAGACGGCCTTCAGGATGCTGTTGTCCTTCAGGACGTAGCTGTTGTAGTCCTCGGCGTTGACCATGCGATTCTGAGCGTAGAAGACCTTCGACGCTCGATATTTCACGTCGGAATCCGCTTCCGACGGGCCGGCATCCGTCATGTCGTAAGCGAGGTCGAACCAAACCGTCAGGCTGTAGACGCGACCGTTCGACGCGTACGGAATCGTCACCTGGCGATCCTTGATGTCGCTGATCCGGACTATCGGCGCTAGCGGAGAGACGGTCCTGTACCAGATTCGGAACAGTCCCTTCGGTATCGAGCCGTATTTTCCGTCGCCGAACCTGATCGAGATCGAATCGTCCGTCCCGCTTATGACCTCGTAGATCCTGCGTTCCTCGAGCGGATAGTACCCGAGGCTGAAGCCTGGATCGTCGGCGCGCGTCCACTCGGCGACGCGACGACCGTCGGCGTCCGTCTCCATGACCCACACGTCGGTCTGAGACACGTTTTTTGCTGGAACGACGATCGAGCGCCCGGCCACAGGGACGCTCAGGTCGACGTCATAGTGGCGCATCTCCCCCTGTCTGACAGGGAGGAAGAACCCAGTGCCAGGAGACGACGCGCCGCGACCGTCTGCCCTGTAGAGGACGTGGAACGGATTTCCTGGGCTTGGCGCGTATTCGAACAGCCTGCCGTCTTCGGCCTGCATGTCGCAGTTGGAGATTTCGAACTGGAGAGACTGACCGCCGATCGAGCTGGAAAAGCTGTAGACGCCGGTCGGGGGCGCCAGGCTGTTCATCCTGTAGAGAGACACCACGGCAGAGCCGTCGCTGTATCGCTTTGTCGGACGCCCGATGGGATTGCGGCCGCTCAGCGCGGCATTCCACACGGTGTTCCACTTCTCCTGCCAGTCTGGGTCGGTATTGTCTCCCCACTTGACCCTGTCGATCGCCTGTCCGTCTATGTCGACGAGCCTCTGAGTGCTCCGAACGGCCGTCACCTTGACCTCGCCGGTCGCCCCCCTGACCCTCGATGCGCTGTAGAGGACGTTCTCTGCAAGGCGGAGTATGCTGTCCCTGCGCTCGGCGACGGAGATGAAGCTCTCTCGTCCGCCGAGATCTACGCGCCAGCTCACGTTCTGGCTGAGCCATGCTAGGATGTCGACCTTGATCACGAACTCGGACGAGCCGATCCAGTCGTCGAATTCCTCTGGATACGTCGTCCTGACGTAATCCAGCATCGCCCTCCTGAGGGTATCCTGGTCGTATGCCCTAAAGTCGACGCGAGTGAGGGCCTCGTAGGCCCTCTCCCACTGCTCTGACACGAATAGCACGCTCTGGCGGAATGACGTCGACATCAGAACTTATGTAGCTCATTTCTCAGAGGCGTATGCGACCGTCGGCTTTGGAGAAGCGCTTGATGAAACGGAACGCCTCTATGTTCTGTCGAACGGCCGTGAGTTGGACTTCTTCGCATGCGAACTTCAACAGCTTGCGATTCTGCGAACAGCGCATCGCCTGTACTTCCGGGTCTCTCTCGAACCGGAGCAGCTCCGCATATTCCGCGTCGCTGTAATTCGTGCCGCTATAGACGCCGCGATAATACATCCGCCGGTCTCTGTCCACAGAGATCAGCGGGTCGCTCTTCGAGACGAGGCGATCTCCGCGCGGCTCCCACTCTCCGTGGTCCTGCATGGACTCCCAGAAGAGCTCGCAGCGGTCCTCTGCCTTCACTCTTCGACCAACATGGCTATCTGTTCGATCTCGCCGAGCTCGACGTATTCGACCTCGGCCGCCACGCGCAGAGAATGTCCGGATGCATAAGACGCGACGACTCCGACCCTCAGTCTCGGGTCGTACGACGCGACTCGTCTCAGCTCAGAGACGGCGGCAGCCTCCACCTCCTGGACGAACGGTTGCCCCGGAAGCGACATGAGGCCGCACCCGAAGAAGGGCCTCCCGGGGATCTCGCGCTTCCTGATGTTCACATGGTTCATCAGGTCGGCCTTCACGAGCTCTGCACCGGTGACCGTCGAGAGGACCGTCCTCTTACCGACCGTCGAGAAACCCTTGTACACGCGACCTCCGATTAGCGACCTCGAATCTCGAGAATCTCTTCTTGAGGACGAGGTCTCACACACATCAGGTATCTAGGTTCCCAGCGCCTTGCGCGGCACGTCGCCGCGTATCTTCATCGAGTCTCGATTCGTTGGATCGCGAAGCCGTTCTTCTGCACCGCGGCGATCTGGACCGCTTCCGACGCAAACCTCAACAGCGCGCGCTTTCGCAGGCACCACTTCAGCTGGATCTCTTGGTCGCCCTCGAAGCGCAGCAGCTCCGCGTAGTTCGCGTCGGTATACTTGATCTTGGTATCTGCGCCGCGATAGTACAAGTACGCGTTGCGGTCGACCGAGATCCTCTTGTCGTCCGGCGAGGCGAGCACGCTGCCGCGCGGCATCCACCCGTGGTCCTGCATGGTCTCCATTCTCAGCTCTCCTTCGCGATGGCCACGTCGATAAGTCGAACCCAGCGAAACTGCACGGTCTCCGCGTCGCTCACGAGTTCTGGAAAGGCATTCACGATCTCCGCCCTCAGCTCTTGCAGGATGTCAAGCGTCGAATCGCTCTCGCGTCGTGTCAGCACGTCGCTTTCGATCCAGCGACCATAGACCCAGATATCCTCGACCCAACGGGGCTCGTCGAGCCACTCTTCGACGACGACGCGATGCGCATTATCGCGGGCGACGTGTGCTTTCAGCTGTCCGATGTCGCGGGTGGTGTAGTTGTAGACGAGCGAGCCGGAGTCGTTGTACGACAGCGCTCTGAAAATCGGAAGAATGACCAAGAAAACCTCCTCTGATCTCGTCTACATCATACGATGATTTCACATCGATGTAAATGGAAAAGTAACGGTTTTACGACTCGCCGCGATGTGATATCGTCCGCCGATGATCTGCATAGTCCGCGACGACCGAGAGCTCGTCGATATGATCTTAGAAACTTCTGGCATCGAATACGCTTTCGAAGTCGTGTCGCTCGGCAACGCGTGGGGAGTCGACGTCGAGAATCGCTGGGTCATGCCGATCGAGCTCTCCTATGACATCTTCTCGTACAAGTATTTCAGCGACGGCGACCGCAACCGCGTCGTGCTGGCGGCATCCTTATCGAGCGTACTCGGAAACCCAGCCGTGCTACACGACGTTGGCGGAGAGATAGAGGTGAACACGATCGGCTGCACCGATTCCCTCGATGTCGTCAGAGAGACCATGAGATCCGTCCAGAAGAGCGGCAAGGACGCTCTGTGGCTTGCGGTCATCAGGATCAACGATATCCTGTACCTGATCGAACCGGCCCGCGGAGCCTGTCGATTCTCACCGTTCTTTGCTGATCGATGTACTGCTCGCGGCCTCGGAGGGATTCTCGATGTATTTGATCGAGATGGCGTTCTGTCGCACGGCCGCGAGCTGGACGGCTTCTGACGGGTCCTCGATGTATTCGATCGCCCACCCGTTCTCTTCTACGGCCGTCAGCTGGACCGCTTCTGACGGGTCCTCGATGTATCGAATCGCGTGTCCGTCCTGCCGCACGGCCGCGAGCTGGACCGCTTCGGACGGGTCCTGAATGTATTCGATCGCGTGTCCGTCCTGCCGCACGGCCGCGAGCTGGACCGCTTCGGAAGGGTCCTCGATGTTTTGGATCGCGTACGCGCTCTGGATGACGGCCGCGAGCTGGACCGCTTCCGACGGGCTCTCGATGTGATAGATCGCCCACCCGTTCTGCCGCACGGCCGCGAGCTGGACCGCTTCTGATGGGTCTCTGATGTGCTGGATCGCGTACCCGTTCTGCCGCACGGCCGCGAGCTGGACGGCTTCCGACGGATTCTTGATGTGTTGGATCGCGTGTCCGTTCTCTTGCACGGCCGCGAGCTGGACGGCTTCCGACGGATTCTCAATGCACCGAATCGCGACACTATATTGCCGCACGGCCGCGAGTTGGACCGCTTCGGACGGATAATTGATGTGCTGGATCGCACACCCGTTCTGCCACACGGCCGCGAGCTGGAGAGCTTCCGACGGGTCCTCGATGTATTGGATCGCGTATCCGTTCTCCTGCACGGCCGCGAGCTGGACGGCTTCTGAAGCGAACGTCAGCAGCTCAGAACACCGCATGCACAACGTTTTCTGGACTTCTGGGTCTTCTTCGAAGCGCAACAGCTCAGAGTAATTCGCGTCGGTATATTGAATTTTGATGTTGACGCCGCGATACCAGATGAAGCGGTTCTTCGCGACCGCGATTCGCTCCTCCGGAGACACGAGGAATTCGCCGCTCGGCCTCCACCCATGGTCCTGCATGGACTCCCAGAAGAATTCGTTGAGGTTCATCTCTTAATCGCCGATTGGATCGCTTCTGACGGGTTCTTGATGTACATGACAACCCGCTTGTTCTGCTGCACGGCCGCGAGCTGGACCGCTTCGAAGGGGTCCTCGATGTGCCGGAGCGCGTGTCCGTCCTGCCGCACGGCCGCGAGCTGGACCGCTTCTGACGGGTTCTCGATGTATTTGATCGTCCACCCCTCCCGTAGAACGGCCGCGAGCTGGACCGCTTCTGACGGATTCTTGATGAACTGGATTGCGCTGCCGTTCTGCTGCACGGCCGCGAGTTGGATGGCTTCCGACGGGTTCTTGATGTATATGATCGCGCGTCCGTTTTGACTCACAGCCGCGAGCTTGACCGCTTCGGAGGGGTTCTCGATGAATCGAATCGCGTGCCCATCCTCCTTCACGACCGCGAGCTGGACGGCCTCGGACGGATTCTTGATGTGTTGGATCGCGTGCCCATCCTCCTTCACGACCGCGAGCTGGACGGCCTCGGACGGGTTCTTGATGTGTTGGATCGCTAGTCCGTCCTGCCGCACGGCCGCGAGCTGGACGGCCTCGGACGGGTTCTTGATGTACTGGATCGCTAGTCCGTCCTCTTGCATTGCCGCGAGCTGGACCGCTTCTGACGGGTCTCTGATGAACCGGATCGCCCGCCCGTTCTGTCGCACGGCCGCGAGCTGGACCGCTTCTGACGGGTCCTCGATGTATTGGATCGCCAACCCTTCCTGTCTCACGGTCGCGAGCTGGAGCGTTTCTGACGCGAACTTCAGCAGCAGATAGCACCGCACGCACCACGTCTTCTGGACCGCGTGATCGCTCTCGAATCGGAGCAGTTCCGCGTAGTTCGCGTCGGTATATCGGATTCTGGTGTCGATGCTGCGATACAAGATGAAGCGGTTCTTCGCGACCGCGATCCGCTCGTCGTCAGGCGATACCAAGATACCATCGTGCGGTACCCACTCCGCGTCCTGCATGGATTCCCAGAAGAGCTCGGCTTCGTCGCATGTCATCTCTGCGCCGCGATCTGTGCCGCTTCGGACGGATTCTTGATGTATTCTATCGCGTATCTGTTCTGCTGCACTGCTGCGAGCTGGAGCGTTTCCGACGAGTTTTCGATGTGCTGGATCGCCCGCCAATTCTGTCTCACGGCCGCGAGCTGGAGCGCTTCCGACGGATTCTCGATGTGTTCGATCGCCAACCCATATTTCTTCACGGCCGCGAGCTGAAGAGCTTCTGACGGATTCTTAATGAATTTGATCGTCCATCCGTCCTTCTGGACGGCCGCGAGCTGGACCGCTTCCGACGGGTTCTTGATGAATCGGATCGCGTATCCGTTCTTCTTCACGGCCGCGAGCTGGACCGCTTTCGACGGGTTCTCGATGTATCGGATCGCGTGCCCGTCTTGCTGCACTGCGGCGAGTTGGACGGCTTCTGACGGGTTATTGATGTAATAAATCGCCTCTCCGCTATTCTGCACTGCGGCGAGTTGGACGGCTTCGGACTGGTCCTTGATGTAATAGATCGCCGTTCCGTTCTTCTTCACGGCCGCGAGCTGGAGCGCTTCTGACGGGTGCTCGATGTGCTGGATCGCTAGTCCGTCCTCTTGCACTGCCGCGAGCTGGACCGATTCGAAGGATGCGAATCTCAATAGCAGATAGCACCGCACGCACCACGTCTTCTGGACTTCTGGGTCGTCTTCGAAGCGCAACAGCTCAGAGTAATTCGCATCTGTATAATCAAATCGCGTGTCGATTCCGCGATAGTGCACTCGTCGTCTGAACCCGGCCCTGAAGTACTCGAAGTAGTCGTTGCACCTGCACTCGAAGTGGGTCTTCAGCTCCTTCACGAGGTCATCGTACCAGACGACCTCCTCGGCCTTCCATTCACTCGGGCCGGCGGCCCACGTCTCGCGCCACTCGACCCAGACGTATTTGGGCTTAGGCATCAGTTCTCCTCCCAGTCCCTGTTCTCATCCCGGTCCCTGATACACGCGTGGACCCTGGCCGCCGCCTTCTCGAGCGTCAGCCGCTCGCTCTTCATGTGCTTGCGCCCCTGCCCCCACGTCCCGTCGGCGTGGAGGACCATGTAGTAGCTGGAATTTGCGACCATGAAGCGGCGATCTCCGGCGTTGTTGGGGATCACGTGCTCGATGAGGTCTCCCATGACCTCCGCGATCCGCTCAACGCTGTGGTCCTTATTGCTCCAGTCGTGAAGGGTGATGACCCTCTGGCCGGTGTCGGACCAATAACCGTCAAGCGTGGCAATCCCTGCGTACGCAGACATGATCTCCTCTTGGTCCTTGATGCGCGCCTTCGTCTCGGGGAAGCACATCAGGCGCTCGGCGACGGTCGCCTTGCCCTCGAGCCCGATGAGCTCGAAGGCATCCTCGACCTGGTCATCGACGCGCTTGATCTTGGCCATGAGCTTCTTGTTGAGGGCTTCGATCTCCTTCCGGATGCGCTCGGCCTCGAGGTAGGGCGACCGGGCCTTGACATCGATGGCCTCAAGCTTCGACCAGGTCTCCTCGCTGAGCCGGTCGACGAGGGTCTGGGGGACGTTGGTTATCGCCTGGAGCTTACGCATCTCGGATCCTCCTCAGGATGTTGGGAGGATCTTACACCAATCTCACAGTGATGTAAACGTCAGGTTCTCGTACCTGAACTCCTTGGTGAAGTCGCCGGGCTCGACGGGCCGCCACTTCCTCTCGACCCTGATCGTCTCCGCAGGAGGCACGTACCCTTCCTCCATCGGTGCTCGGACAACGTAGAACCTCTCCTCGACCTCGACGAAGAGGAACGGCGTCATCGTGGTCCGAGGGAACACCCACGAGCTACCGACCGAGCGCGGCCCTCGATAGGCGCCGGACCCGTTATTTATGGCAGTCAGCGGGCCATGGTCTCACTTTTTGTTCACATCTACGTGGAATTGTTGTATGGTGCCCCCAAGGATCACCCATGGCACGCCACGACGGATCGGGAGCTGACACACTGCTGGTCACGATATTCGCCGACGCATCGTTCGATCGCTTCCTGAGGTGCGAGGGAGTCGCTCGCCGCTGCCAGGACGAGGGCCCTCAACCGGACCGAGCGGTGACGGTCTCCGGGGTGCACGGCCCGTCCGCCAGCTCCCCGCCGTTCCAGTAGCGGACCTCAGCCGGGATCCTCTCCTGCCCGAGGCTCCTGGCGACCGCTATCCGGGTATTTCCCTCCCAAACCCATGCCTGCCCGAGGTGGTTGACCATCACGAGGACCGGGTCCGGCCTCCATCCGATCCTGGCGACCTCGTCGCTGAGCCAGTCGAACCCGGGGTCCCCGGGCCTGCGGTCCTCGCCCGCGTGTCCCGGCAGGGACGAGAGGAAGCCGACGTCGAGCTCTATGCCGTCGAACCAGGCCGTCACCGACCCGATTATGCCGTTCCTGGAGATGCCGCGGCCGCCCGCCATGGCCTCCTCGGCGCGCCTACGCTTGCCATCAAGCCACTCTCCGCCGGGGTTGTCCACCCGATAAGACTCGGTTAGTGCCCTGTCCAAGCGACGTGATAGGGTTACGAGGTCGTCCACACCATAATTATACTTCATGAAGCTCTCAGACCTCCGCAGAAGCCTCGACGAGGCCACCGATCCCCACCGAGCCATCCACTCGATCGCCCAGGCGACGGCCGACGCATTGATGCACGACTCCTACGGCGAAGCAGAATGGGAGAAGATCATCGGATACCTCGTCTACCAGATACCTGAGGACAGGGTAGAGGCGGTCATGCGGTCGAAGTACCCGAGGTGGGCGGCCGATAGGACGAGGGGTAAGCCGTCGTTCGAGGGCTTCAAGGCGTTCATCGAGGCGAATCCCCACCTGCTGGCGGCGAAGGCCCTATCCCAGCTCTGAATCGGCGAGCTCGGCCAGGACGTCTCCGTGGCAGGCCAGGGGACTGCAGAAGCATCCGAGCCTCTTCCCCCTGAGCTCCCCGATGGATGCCATGAGGTCCGGTTGGGTCGTGACCCAGTGTCGGTACCGGGCTATGACCGTCTCTCGGTCTCCATCCCGTCCGATGACGAAGGGATTTCCCCACTTGGACGGGCGCCCGATGTAGACGTCATGGGGCCGCTTGCGATGGACCACCGTCGTCTTTGTCATCTGCTCTCCTGAAGCGCCAGCCTCCGTAGAGGACGTTGCGGTGACCCCGTATCGTGTAGAGGAGCTCGCCTCTCGCCACCGGGAGGACGTCGGTGATCACGTACTCGCGTCCTGCATACATCAACGGCTCGTTATGATGGGCAGACCACGCGGTCGCCGACGGCGAACCGTCGGCTCACGGCCATCGACCGATGAGCTTGGGAACCGCACGGCATATGACCGCGACGGCGACGTGCAGGCGGTTCACCCCGACATAGCGGTAGCTGATGTTGACGCCCACAACCTCGTATTCCTGACCGACGAACTCGGTGTTGTCGGTAGGTTGGTCCTCGCTGTACGCGAGGCACGCACCGATGGGAGGCACGTCGACGTCCCATTGCGGGGGCAGGGCGTACTGCTCCGTGCCCTCCTTGAAGAACGAAACCTTCTTCGTGACATTCGTCATGCCGTCACCCTGTCCCATCTGACCGCGTGGCCGGCCTGCTCGATCTTGAGCACGCAGTCGACCAACATGTGATACGCCTCGCGCCTCGCCTCCTCGACCGCCCTCGTGAAGGCGTTCAGTGCGGCCAGCTTCTCTGGGACGTAGATGGCCGCGAACGCGACGTGCGGTCCACAGCGATGAGCTGGTCATCCGGAGACGCGAGGAACTTGCTGCGCGGTGTCCACCCCGCGTCCTGCATGGACTCCCAGAAGAATTCGACTCTGTTAATCTCGCTCATCGCCTTCGTAGACTATCACATTTCGCTATGTCGTAATCGCTTCAATGCGTCGGGCGTCGCGGCCTGTGCGAGACTATATCACATTCCGCGGTTTGTCGTAACCGCAAGCGAGGAAGGCGAGGCGACGCGGCCCGGAACAACCGCTCCCAACGGAGCGGCTCCGATCGAGCCGGAACGCAGGCCAAGGCGAGAAGGAGGTACAACCCCGAGAGTCCGGAGCCGGTTATTGATGCTCTAGCCGGGTCAGCCGCAGGCGTGCGGCGCCACGAATACGGACAAAAGCTTGCCTGAGACCGAAGTCCATGCCGGACCTTCTGTCTCGGCGATCTCGGACCGACAGACCGTCCGCCCCAGGTGGGACAGCTGTTCTAGTGGTCTGAGATCGTATCGGAACGACTCGATCGGCCTCGGTTAGGACCGTCGATCGAGCTGGAATCGACCGCAGAGCGCGATGGCGCCACGGTCCCAGCGCTGCTAGCCCTGCGAGAGTGGGCTGGATACGCAGCGGCAGCTAGGGGCTGTCGATAGCTGGAGCGGCTCGGAATGCGACCGAGGGCCGACTCGAGCACTTCCTTCCGTACTGAGGAGCTCCAGACTATCAGAGAAGTCAGCTCTCCGCAGCATCCCCCACAGAGCCGCTCGCTACTGGGGGATCAGGAGGTGACGCGCGACGGGACGAATCGCTCGGCCCGCCGTGGACCACAATCCGATCCCCATCCGAGAGGAAGAATCGGGAGCAGTCGCGTTCGCTGCCGCGAGGCGTGGACGTCGAGTCTCAGCACCAGCGCGAACAGCTAGTGCTGAGAACGGTAGATGGTCCTGTGTTCGGTCAAGATCTCAGGTCAAGAGAGACATCTGTCTGGAGCTCAACGCTTCCAACAGAAGGACCTCTGAGAGACATCGAGTCAATCGATGATGAGAGAGACATCTGTCTGGAGCTCAACGCTTCCAACAGAAGGACCTCTGAGAGACATCGATCAATCGATGATGAGAGCAAGACCGCGCATTGCGTCTCAAAACGAGAATGCCAAATGTTCCACTTGCCACTGTGCAAAAATCTTGCAATGCTGCCAGCCAGCAACCAAGACTACGCATACGCAGATGGAGCATCTGAACTCTCTTTGCCTGAAGGCTGGAGAAGCGATCTGGAGGACGGAAAATGAGGCGAGACGATCGACAAGAGAGCTTCTTCAGGCGGATCTTCTTCGACGGAAACGGCCGCGGGAACCGCTGGGCGTGGGGAATCGTCGATTCAGAGACTGGACGCTCGTCAGCCGGCGTAGTTTTCGGAGAGACGAGCCAGAGGACGGAACTGCTCGGCCTGTTGGAAGCGATACGATCGTGCCCAAAGAGCGAGAGCTTCAGGACGACGATCTGCGGAGATTCTCAGTACGCGATATCCGGTGCGTCGAAGTGGCTCAGAAGCTGGAAGGCGAACGAGTGGCGGGGATCGAACGGCACCGTCGCGAACGTCGACCTGTGGAAGCTGATAGCCGGCGAGATCGACGCCAGGCCGGGGATCGCGTTCGAGAAGGTCTCGCGCTCTCAGAACTCCGCCGCAGACAGGGCCTCTCGCGACGCGCTCAGGAGTCGTCGCTCTGCTAAGAGGCGCGCTCGCGAACAGACGAAACTCGACGTCGCATCGCTGGAGGGACGCATGGTGTCGCCGAACTTCGCCGATCGGCCGTCCATCGTCTTCAGGGGCGGCCGCGCGTTCTTCACCGCTCGCAGGTCTGGACCGCCGGCCGACGTAGACCAGATGGCGGGGGATGCGCTCAGGGGAGCAGCCGACAGGTTCGGCAGCGTCTCTCGGCTGTGCGGTGACGAAGAGATCACGGCGCCGATCGCCGCAGTCCTCGGCGGTCGAACGCTGCTGGCCGTTCTCGGCCTAGAGTGCCGTCTAGAGAAGGAGAGAGGCCCGTCTGATGGGTGGAAGCCCAGGCGATATAGGCGACTGAACCTGGACGATTGATCGCTCCTGCGACCTCATTCGCGATGCGGTCGTGCGACGAACATGATCGCATTCGGTTTTTCCCGCGCGGCCTCTCTCTTGACCGCCTCGGACGGGTTCCTGATGGACTTGAGCACATATCTGTTCTGCCACACTGCTGCCAGCTGTATCGCTTCCGACGGGTTCCTGATGTGCTGGATCGCCCACCCGTCCTTCTGAACGGCCGCGAGCTGGACCTCTTCGGAGGGGTTCTTGATGTGGCAAATCGCGCCGCCATGTTGTTGAACGGCTGCGAGCTGGACCGCCTTAGAGGGCTTTCCGATGTATTCGATAGCAGCGCCGTCCTGTCGCACGGCCGCGAGCTGGACGGCTTCGGAGGGGTTCTCGATGTAATAGATCGCATACCCGTTCTTCCGCACGGCCGCGAGCTGGAGCGCTTCTGACGCGAAGGTCAGCAGATCTGGGCTCTTCTTGCACCACTTGGCTTCGTTCTGTTCGAAGCGGAGCAGCAACTAGTTGCGGTCTGAATACCTCGTGCGCGCTGGCTTGCCACGATAATACATCTGACGGTTCTTCGCGACCGTGATGTTCTGGTCGTCCGGCGATACGAGGACGTCGCCGCTCGGCTTCCACCCGTGGTCCTGCATGGACTCCCAGAAGAGCTCTCTGTCGATGGCTTCGAGAAAATATCGGATCTTCATCGACGAGCGGCCCTCTTCACCGCTTCGGAGGGGTTCTTGATGAATCGGATCGCGTCAGCATACTGACGCACGGCCGCCAGCTGGACGGCTTCGGAGGGATCTCTGATGAACTTGATCGCAGTTCCGTATTTCTGCACGGCCGCGATCTGGACGGCTTCTGACGGGTCCCTGATATATTTAATCGCGTATCCGTTCTCTCGCACGGCCGCGAGCTGGACGGTTTCTGACGGATTCTTGATGTATTCGATCGCGTATCCGTTCTGCCGCACTGCCGCGAGCTGGAGAGCTTCGGACGCGAACTTCAGCAGCTCTGGGCTCTTCTTGCACCACATGGCTTCGTTCTGTTCGAAGCGGAGCAGCAATCTGTAGTTGCGGTCTGAATACCTCGTGCGCGCTGGCTTGCCACGATAATACATCTGACGGTTCTTCGCGACCGTGATGTTCTGGTCGTCCGGGGACATCAGAAATAATTTGCCGCGTGGCTTCCACCCGTGGTCCTGCAGGGACTCCCAGAAGAGCTCTCTGTCGATGGCCTCGAGGAGGTAGTTCACTCAGCGGCTCAGCGTAGAGACGACCAATTCCCAGACTCTCGGAAGGTCGTCGTCGGAAGACGCCGACAGGGCAAGAGACGCTCCGATGCGCTTCTTTTCGACGTCTGCGACGGCACAGGCGTATTTTGCACGTCTCTCTACGACCAGGGCGGCCGCCGAGGCGTGAGACTTGGCTTCGAACGGAATCATGGCGTCGAGCATCGGGTATGTCCCGGCGCCGGGAATCGATCGTTCGTCGCGGACGGATCGGAAGTATTCCGCAGCGTCTTCGCACCTGAGTCGCATGAGCTCTGCGTCTCCGACGGACGAACCGACGATCTTGGAGAGCGCTGCAGACGCGTATTCTCGTATCTTCAGCGCGATGAACTCTCTGGCATCGTCGCGCATGCCGACGGTCGGGCGATCGACGACGCGATCGTGCTCGACGATCATCTTCCTCGATTTCACGACGATCAGTTCGTTCGGCACGTCGCCGGACTCTCTGACGATCGGCCTCATCAGCGGACGCCCGTCCTTTGTCTTGATCCTGGACGGGTCGAGCCTGTTCGGGAAGCTCTGGATTCGGACGACCTGTTCGGCCTCTGGGTGGATCTCTGCGTAGTCATACATGCCGATATGTACTGCGATTCACGCGACCTTCGGCCATCCGAGAGCGACCATCGCTTCTACAAGTTCGTCTAAGTCGTCGAATCCGCAGATCGGTCTGTGTTGACTGTAGAGCCTCGTCCAGTCGATGCCGACCTCGACGATTATGCCGACCGGCCGGGTTCGCCTCGGGTGGAGATCAGATCCGCTCCAGAAGCGAACGAGCCCCCTCTTCTCGCATATCGCGTCGAGCTTCTCGCACCTCCCGACGATCGAGATCAACGCGCCGACGATCGCCGAGAAATCGGCGTATATGTACAGGTTGAAACGCCCGGTGTTGATCTCTGGATTGCGGCGCACGAAGACATTGACGCTCACTTGGACCGGAATCGTCTTTACGAAGATGTCTATTCCAATTTCGCCGCCGATCAGCTGGATCTTCGCGGTCGGTTGGGTCGCGTTCTTTACGTTCTCCCATCGCGACGAAGAGAATCCGTAGTCCAACAGAGATTGTATGCAGTCGTCGAGCGAGACCGGGACGTGCACCGTCTCGGTCTCTATCTCGAGCTCGATGAGGTCCCTGACTTTCACTTCAATCTCTCGCTGGTCGCAGAGATCATGTCTCCGAGGACGTTGAACTCTGTAAACAACCAGCCTTCGAACAGGTAATAAACGCCGCACGTGCTGACCTCTAGCACGATCTGGCTTTCCTCGACGGTCACGCAGTTCGCGATGGGCTTCGCAGGAATCCCAGCGGCTAGAGTCGCAGAGAGGAGCTCCTCCGTCAGCTCTGCGTGACGGATGAGGAGCTTTACCATCTCGCCGAGGTCGTGCAGAGAATCCGAACGAACATACGTTTCTAGATCGACGAAGTGTTCGAAACCGGTATTCGTCTTGAGCGAGATCGGATTCAGGGAATATACGGCGTGTCTGAATTCGATGCGACACCAGTCAGAACTGGCGGTAGAGATCGCTTCGCCAGCGTCCACGTGCCAGCCATCGTCTTCTAGGCATTGGAACAACAGTTCGATTTCCAGCGGCGAATACATCGTAGAACGATATCACATCATCGTCGGTCTAAAAACACATTCTAATCTCGTCGGGGTCGATACATCATCTCCGCGGTGCGCTGGACCGCCTCGGATGGGTCCTTGATGTTGTAGATCGCCAATCTGTTCTTCTGCACGGCTGCGAGCTGGACCGCTTCCGACGGGTTCTCGATGTGCTTGATCGCCCATCAGTCCTGTCGCACGGCAGCGAGCTTGATCGCTTCGGAGGGATTCTCGATGTGTCGGATCGCGCGTCCGTCCTCTTGCACGGCCGCGAGCTGAACGGCTTCTGAGGGGTCTCTGATGAATCCGATCACCAACCCGTTCTGCCGCACGGCCGCGATCTTGACCGCTTCGGAGGGGTCTCTGATGTATCCGATCACCAACCCGTTCTGCCGCACGACCGCGAGCTGGACCGATTCGGACGCGAATTTCAGCAGCTGTGGGACTTTGTGACACATTTTCTTCTGAACGGTCTTGTTCTTTTCGAACTTCAACATCTGCGCATATGATGTGTCGGAATAATCGCACACTGGCAAAGCACGATAGCACAGCGATCTGTTGCTCTTCACCGTGATCCTCACATCGTCTGGAGATACGAGGACGTCGCCGTGTAGTTTCCACCCGTGGTCCTGCAGGGACTCCCAGAAGAGCTCGTCGTCGTATTCTTCGATGAGGTGCCGGACAAGCATCAGAAGACGAAACCAGAGTTGCGGACGTTGAGGACGTAGTATCCGTTCGCCACCAGCACGGCACAGCTCGTCCCGCCGGTCGCCTCGATCTCGAGATAATACGTCTGCCCGGCGGCATCTGCGTCCTGTCCGGTCGTCATGGCGCTGCAGTAGCTCGTCGTGTTCGTCGAGTTGCTGAACAGCGGAGAATACGGCCCGGCAGCCCTGTGCCTGAGGAGCGCCACGCCGGATCCAGCGCCGGGCCTCCACCCCTGACCGTACCAGGTATTTCCTGGGAACGCGTCGAGGGTCCTGTAGATCGGCTCCACGCGGAAGTCGTCCGTCGGGGTGAATATCCCCGCCGGCCCAGAGCCGCCGCGCATCGTCACGAAGAGCGCTCTGTCTGGGTTGTAGAACAGCTCGTCGCTGTTCTGCGACAGAAGCGGCCAAGAGGCCGGCACGGATCCCTGCGCAGGCGACGGCGACGTGATCAGTCGAGCCGGCACGCACCTTACGACCCTGACGGTCGACGTCGTCACAGACGACTGGCTCCTCCTCCAGGAAGGAACGCCGAACGAGCCGGTCGTCGATCCGTTGAACACGCCGCCCCCGAGGACGTCGAAGAAGTCCGACCTCAGGAACCGACCGAACAGCACCTGGTGGCCGGCCACGCACCTGAGGAGGTCGCCGGGGACGAGGCTCGCGACGTCTTTCGTAGAACCGTCCGACATGAGGAACATCGTCCCGGCCTTCCACTCGGGCCACCCCGTGTCCGCCGAAGGCGCCGGCGGAACCTGCGACGGCATGACCCCGTTCCCTCGAGCCAAGACCAACATCGAACGCTCTTCGGTCCCGCTCGGCGTCGATGCCGTGAATGCCGCGGCGATCACCAGGCCTGGAGCCACGACGGCCGGCGCTCCATCGCCAGACAGCGCCGCGGAGACGCCGTAAGACCCGATGCTAGACTTGAGCTTCAGCCTGAAACGGACGTCGCCGCTGATCGGCAGGGTCCTGTAGTCCACGTAGATTCCGTTGCAGACCCAGATGCCAGAGCCCTGGGATTCTTCGATCATCTGCCACGACCCGGTGCCGATGGTCGTCTCCGTCCCGCCGCTTTGGAGCTGGACGCTGACCTGCCAGGTGCCCTCTCTGTTCGCGCTCGTGTTGGCTATCGAGCCGGTCAGAGAGACGTATCCGCCTAGGAAACCGCCGAGGTCGACGGTCCTGACCGTCGTGAACGTCGATCCGTTGATCGCAGTCGTAGATCCGTACGCGTCTGGGTCTCCGATCGCGACGGTGTCGCCGACGCTCGACGCTCCGAGGACAGGACTGTAGACCGTGTATGTGCCGGACGCGGTCGGAGCGCTGGCTCCGAGGAGCCACCTGTCGAAGCGCCTCTCGCCGGAAACCAGCGCTGGGTGCGTCGCGTTTGGCGCGATCTGAACGGCCGTGTCTGGATTGGCAACGCCGGTCCTGGTCCTGAACAGGACTCTCTTGTTCGGGTACGACGTGTTCGAGAAGTTCCAGGGGGACCCGACGTCGCCGCAGAAGACGCGGCCGTGCCAGCTCAGCAGCGCTCCGCTGAGCGGAGACGCGAACGTCTCCGTCTCCGTGCCCCTGACGTCGAACCTGTCGAGCTGGGTCGTCAGCGTGTAGGGCGGATTGCTGACGACGGTGGCTGCGCTCCTGAACAGGCCGAGGTATTCTCCGGGAGGAACTCCCAGGATGTCGCCGACGTTGGAATACGGGACGCCGTAGTAGACGGGATCGTCCTCGTCCATGATGTTCGCGCCTGAGGCGCCGGCGGCATAGATGACGGTCGGCGTGAACGTCGCGACTTCGTCGCCGACGGCGACGTCTCCGATCGCCTTCAGCTCTCCGTTCGCCATGACGACCTGCATCGTCTCCTCGTACGCGAACGGTAGGCCGGGGCCCCGCATCTGGCAGGCCGGTATCGCGTCGCTCCAGATGTAATTCGACGGATTCGGCGCAACCTCTCCGACTCCCTGGCCCCAGACTACGCCGCCGGTGCCGGGGATGCTCGGGACGTTGATCAGAGTGACCTGCGACAGCGGATCGACGATCGCCTGTCCTGCAGAACCGCCGAGGCCCTGTCCCGGGTTCGATATCGACGCCAGGCTCTCTTCTTGGTCGCCCCCGGGCTCTCCGGCAGAACCCCCGTGGCCGCCTATCGAGCTCTGGGCCCAGTTCGACGTTGCTCCTGGCTCGCTCCTGAGCCCGCCTGAGCACCCGCCGTACGGGAACGACCAGACCCTGTACCCGTGGAAGAAATCCGACCTGCTGGAGACCGTGCCCGGCGATCCAGCAGGGAGGCCGCCGCCAGGCCCGCCGCCGGAGCCGCGATCTGTGCCGGACGAGTACGTCGACCCACCGCCCCCACCGCCCCCGCCCCCGCCGATGAAGCCGCGATTGAAGATGGTGACGGAATACCAGTTGGAGCTGGCGACCTCGATACCCGGCCCGCCGTCTGTGCCGTCCTGCCCGCGGCCGGAATCCACGCTCGGCTCGCCGCCGTCTCCGCCGTCTCCGCCGCGCCCGCAGACGAAGCCGCGATTGTCTATCGTCACGGCGCTCCCGATGGGAAGGGTGTCCAACAGGATCGCAGCCGTCGAGGTGCTGCTGCTGCCGATCCATGCGCCGACGTACGTGTTCCACAGGTCGTTCGTCGGGTCTGGAACGCCGGTCGGATACAGGTCGTCTTCGCTCGTCGCTATGAGGATGTCCACGTCGACCGCGCGCCCGTCCCACCCGAGGTCGCCGAGCCTGTCGGTCAGGACGAAGTCGAGCGTCGGGCCAGAGACGTGGATCCTGAACCTCTGTCTGTCGGCTCCAGACATGAAGCCTGAGCCGTGTGTCACGCTGAGCATCGGATACTTAGGCCAGACTCAGTGGACCCAGCAGATCGCATTCCCCGGCGGGCTGTTGGATCCGCCCACCGTGATCGTGTCTCCGGCCCTGTTCCCGAGCGTAGAGGCGACCGTCAGCCGCCTGAGCAGGACCTTCCTGTACTTCCCGCGTTCTGGGACTTCGAGGGTCGTCGAGCTGATCGACGAGCTCGGCGCGCTGATCGGATCGACCGGAAACGTCGGCACGACCCTGCCGTAGTACCTCGTCCTGTAGTCCGGAAAGTCTTCCGTCCTCTTCCAGATCGCGTCGTAGATGCTCGGGTTGCTCGGGTAGACGTTCGGAACCAGCATCTTGCACGACAGCAGCTTGACGGTGGTGCCGTTGGAGAAGTCGACGCGGAGTGCCCTCTGCGATCCGAGAGGCGCCAACACCGGAGTCGAGAAGACCTCGCAGAGGCCAAAGGCCTTGCTGTTGGATGCGTCGCTGATGTTGAGCTCGTGCCCGTACAGGTCGTATTCTTCGGATCCGGGTAGAGTCCCAGCGGCGTCTTTGGCGAAGAACCGGTTCGCGTATCTGGTCGTCGGCGACAGCGTCCACAGGAGATCCCCCGGCACGAGATTCTTGACCTGCTTGAAGAATCGGCTGCCGTTGCGCGTGGCACACTCGACGTACATGTCCTCGTGGATGCCGCTGATCGCGTCGACGGCTCCAGGGGGAGTGTATGTCGCCGCGTCAGCGAAGCACGACATCGGCGAGCTCGCCCACGTCGAGATGCTCGGAACGTTGCCAGAATCCCAGACGGTCCCGGCGTTCACGAGGTTCAGCTTGTTTGCTGGATCGACGATCGCGGTGCCGGCAGAACCGCCGGCCGCTCCAGCGTCCAGAGCCGCAGTCTGTCCGGCTCCGCCGGCCTGGCCGACGTGACCGCCGCGACCGCCCCGGCGTCCGGCAGAATCGGCCGCTCCGTGGCAGCCTCCGTACGGGAACTTCCCGGGATTCCCCCTGAACATCCAGCTGGATTCGTAGCTCTCTCGCTCGAAGAACGCGTCGATCTCCGACGGGTCGTTGCCGAGCGCGACGTGGCTCACCTCCCAGTCCTGCTGAGAATTCGTGAGGTCGATCCTGATCGCCGTGATCGTGCTGTCGGTCCAGTCGGAGCCGCCGGCGGTCAGCGCAGACATGTCCCACGTGAAGACCTGCCATGCGTTCTGAGAGATCGAAGCCGTGGCGTACTTCCTGTACGACGCAGAATACCCGTGCCCTGAAGTCGCGTAGTAGACCACGCCCTCGAACGTCGGAGACGCGGAGATCGGCCTGGCCCTGACCTTCACGAACCTGTGTTCGGATCCCACCAGAGACACAGAGGGGCTGATGAGCTGCGGGTCAATGTTGGTCGCGGTCATCGTCAAGACGCCTCCCGCAGCTCCGAGCGTGGCCTGGATGGCGGTCCAGCCCTCTACGGAAGACGCGAAGCCCCACAGCCGTCGCGGCATCCAGTGGGGCGTGCCGCCGTCTCCCTCTGGGATACCAGATCCGCCTCCGCCACACGATCCCCACTGGCTCGGCGACGAGCTCTCGCTCTGCCTGCCGCCTCCCCCGCCTCCCCCGCCTCCCCCGCCGATTCGCCCGGTTGAGAAGTTCTGGATCTCGCACGACGCGTTGGTGGTCGCCGACACAGATATCGCCGGACCGCCGTTCCCGCCGGCCGTCGGCGCGTCTGGGCCGGATCCCCCGATCCCGCCGGGTCCTCCCCGCCCGCAGACGTACCCGCGGTTGAAGACCTTGACGTCGGATCCAGGAGGGAGGTCGTCGAAGACGAGAGACGCCGTCGCAGTGCTGCTGCTGCCGAGGGCTCCAGTCTCGGTGATCGTGATCCTGACGTGGGCCGGACTCACTCCGTCCCAACCCATCGCCGCGATCTTCGTCGATACGACGAAGTCTAGCTGCTGGTCCGACACGGTTATGTCGAATTCTTGGACGGTTCCAGAGGAGGCCATGAACCCGTGGCCGTGAGTCGCTGTGAGCATCGCTGACTAATTAAGGCTTCCAAACCAGGAGACCGACACGACGACCACGGTGAAGATTCACGTGAACGGCGACTACCGAGCCACGGTCGCGAAGTCCCGCTGACCGCCGAGATGAAGGCGTCGAGGTAGACCTTGGCGTGAGACTGTGACGCGCAATAAGAATTGCGCGTCACACGGCTTCCACCGCAAAATAGATGT